ATCAACAGTTGCTTTTGTCGTTCCACCTGTATTTATATTGACAGTATCAGATGCAAAATTTATTCCTGTATTACTATCTGTTCCCTGTAATGCTGGTGCGGAAGCTGATCCGTCAACCCCAGAAATACCAGTAGTGCCGTCAATATTTAAAGCCATAATTAAAGAATAACTAAAATTGCTCCGCTTGGCACGGTTATCGTGACACCGGAATTTATCGTCGGGCTGACCGTGTGGGCGTGTTTTCCGCTACTAAGGGTGTAACTTGTAGTGGCAGTTTGGTCGGACTCAAAGAAAACTTCGTCGGTCCCGCCTCCGGTAGCTCCCGCACCTCCGCCTATAGCACCCCAAGCACCGTTATTATATCCTTCGAACTGATTTAAAGTACTATTATGACGAAACATTCCTACGGCAGGGGTGCCATCTCTTTGTGCGGTAGTTCCGCTCGGCACAGTTAAGCTCGACGTATAGTTATGAATAACTTTTCCCGTAAAAGTACCACCCGTAAGAGGTGCTAATCCGAAAGCCGTAGTTGCTACGGGGCCTATCGTAACGTATCCATTATTTGCGGCGTTTCTAATTTTTAGATTTCCGTCAGATGTATCAACGTGCCATTGATATGCATAGTTAGTAGTTAAGGCACCGGACTTACTATTATTAGACGCTATAGCTTGTAAAACATTATTTAAGTCAGTTCTAACCGCACTTCCCGTTCCGTTATCAATTATAAAATCGTGTTCAGCCATTTTACGGAATGTTTTATTTTATTTTATCAGCCTTTGCCAAAACCGACAGCTTGATATGTAAAATTTCTATCTATTGAAGTATTTGAACTATTTTTAAACTCTACGGTGAAACCCGTAGATGATAAAAAAAAAACAAAAAAGTAATCTCCACTAACCATATTTTGTGCGTTTATACCAACCGAAGGTAAATTACTGTTGGCACCTAAAATAGAACTTGTTCCGACAAAAAACGGGTGTTGAAAAGTAATATTTTTTGGACCCGCTCCGCTTGCAGTTACGTTTCCTTGCTCGGTTCTTCTTTGTATAGATGCTGTATAGCCTAACTGCGAAACTTTAATATCTTGTGCGGTATCGTTACTCGTAAGTTTTGCCCTAAATTGAAATCCTCTTCCTTTATAAGTGCCGTTGGCAAAAGTTTGGAAATCTGTATAAGTAGGCGAACTAGAAGGATTATCTTGAGTTACACGGACCAACATTTCGGCATTGACCTCTGTAGCGGTAGCACCATCAAAGTCGGTAATATCATCTATCAAACCTCTAGAATCAAATAAATCGGAAGGATAAAAAGCTTCGGTTAAAAAATGACGTTTTAAATCTAAACTAAATACTCCGCCTAAATCTAAAGTATCGCCACCGGCAGTACCGCCAAAATCATAGGTTCCTAAAGGTACTATGCCGCCAAAATCATCTAAAGAGCCTACGGTATCAAAATCGGTTATATCATCAAAATTTCCTACGCCGACTAAATTTAAGGTATTAGTAGTTGCGTCAAATGCCACATTATTTTTTGTTCCTTGAAACTTAGGACTATCTAAATCTTCGCGTCTAGTTTGAGCTATTAGAGGTGCAAGGTTATCCGGTAAATCAATAATTACACTTGTTTCTCCGGCACTAAATCTTCCGCCGTCATCACGAAACTTTAAAATATATTCGCCTTCTAAATAAGGTACTTCCGCTGTAGTAGTATTACCGGCTAAAGCTTCTATAAGATCGGTGCTATTAGAAAAAGAGCCGTTGCCATTTGTTAAGGGAGAGTGCCTTACATACACTCGGCCACCGTGCGTCACATCCAGATCGGTTGCTAAATTCCAACGAAGCCTTACTAATTTTTCGTTTATAGGTTCCGCACTTAAACCTGTTACGTTACTTGGAACCGCAGTTTTTCCTACAGCGTTAAAAGTTAAATTAGTAGAAGTAGCCGATAATTCTAAAGCCGTATTAAAACTAAAAACTTCTATTTCATAGGTTCCTATAGAAGTATTAAATATTTCAAAATCCGGACTAGAAACAGTATTTGAAACAAAATTACCATTATTAAATCTATAGTTAACTTGATATTGAGTAACGCCGGTAATAGGTTGCCAACTAATAATTAATTTACTTACGGCTTGATTATTTATGACAACTAATTTTTCCTCAGCTTGTAAAGCATTAGGGGGGTCTTTTAATTCATTTAAAATACTTACGGTCCTTGTAGGTAAAGAGGCTCCGTCTTCTATAAAGGCGTATTTTTCATTAACGTAAGATAAAGCAGTAATCGTATAATTAATTCCGTCAACTTCTTCGACCGTTATAACCCTATAAAGTTGGGATTCAACAGTATCATTCGAAATAATCCAATTAGCGTTTACGTTAGGAGTTTGAGAAAAAGCAGATGCAACCGTAATCGTCGCTCCACTTACGGAGCTTATATTTTTACTTTCTATAGTGCCGTCGGGCATAATTACACTTAAAACCGGATTGTTTTCCGTAGGTAAGTCTGTATTAGCCGAATTATCAACTGTAATAACTGTTGTTGAAGTTACCGAAGCAATCTTACCCCCGCGTCTTAAACCGCTTCTAACAGGGTCAGCGATAGCTATAACCGCACTCGGTCTTACTACTACTCCGCTATCTATAGAAGTAGAAAAAGTAACGATCTCTGATTCATTTTGCTCTGCAAATAATATCGCTTTTCCTAAACGGGCCGCTTGTCCTCTAGAAGTACACGCAAAAGCTTTAACTTGTTTTATTATCGAACCAAATTTAGCTATAGCCGCCGCATCTTCCACAACCTCAAAATCTATTTCTTGGGTGTCCATATTGAAATAAGAAACGGAAACTACACTATGTCGTTGTTTTAAACTACTACCGCTATAGTTAAACCCCTCGCTCGTCACATTACTCAGGTTAAATAAGTAACTAGCCGACGCAGGGCTATCTTGTTTAAGGCTTATACTTCCGGCGGTCCATATAGGCATACATCTCATAACGCCGGATAATTCATTTATAAGGTCGAAGGCCTCGCCCGAACCTTGAATATTTACATTGCATGAGAACCTCGCCTCTTGTCCTCCCAAACCGTCGCTTACTAAAGTATTAGCAAATTTACTAGCCGTTACAAACGAAAATAAATCTAAATTACTATCGCTTATATGATCGCCAAAACCATAACGACTATTAGTCAAAAGGTCTAATAAAATCATAGCGGGGCAAGATGTCCATACCGCCGCTCCCATAGTTCCGTTAAAAATATAACCTTCGGGATAAACTATTCTTCCGGTAGTAGCGTCAACCGTAGGAGTGCCGGAACTATTTGCACCCGCCGCCGGAATACGGACCTTTATACCCCTTACCCTAAATTTACGACGTGGGATAGACCCAAACTGCATAGAATCTAATCTAATAGCCGCATACGCACTATTAGCGTAGGTATTAGAGTCGTCTATTATTTCGGCGATACTTGTCCATTGAAAAGCATTAATTAAAGATGAATTTGTACTATCGGGGGTAATTCTAGAAACCCTTATATCTACTGGAAAAGCACCAGTTAAATTAACGCGATAGTCTCTTTGATAAGCGTCAGCGGTTCGGCCCGTTACCGTATCGGTTATAACGTCGGTAAAACCACCGGAGTTATATTGAACAGATATTTTAAATTGAACACTAGAACCTAATAAGTCTCCTTTATCGGTAGCCTCTTGAATTTGCGGAAAACTTATTGTTATTTTTGCCGCGTCAACATTACTATTTGTTATTTGTCTAGTAACCGGAGCGGCAACCGTAACGGTAGTGCCTACGCCTGTCACTGAGGAGCTACTTTCTATACCGGCTATTTTTGTTTGGTTACTCGTACCAAAACGGGGTGTAAAATCTATATCTTTAAAATTAAAATCTACATCGGTAGGACTCGCGGAATTTGCGTTTGATCTTAAAACGGGCGTGTCGTTAAGAAAAACATCTTTGAGAGCGGCGTTATTATAAGCCGTAGTTCCTTTAGTTAACCCTTCTTTAGATGCTGATGCAAAACCTTCGATTTCGCCTTCACTTATCAAATCTAAGAAAGTTGCAAACTGCCTACTATGTAAAGTATCGGGAGTTCTAGTTGGTTGGGGTGGCGTAGGAGGTGGAGGTGGACCACCACTACCTCTAATAATTTTTTTAGTCATACTCTTACCTGTTCAGTATCTACGGCTCCACTTATCACTACCGAGCCGGTAAAAATTTCTCCATAAACTAAAGGAACCGGAGTACCCGCCCTCGTAGTTTGCTGTGTACCACTAAAATTAAAAGATATTCTAGGGTCTTGCTCGCTATTAAAGTCAGGTAATTTTGGAACCGGAAATAACATATCGCTAACGCCTGATAATAAAAGTCCGGCACCTATACCAAAAGCGGCTTTAGCTCCCATACCGGCGGCAGCAAATCCAAAACCTTTAGCACCAAAAGCTAACGGATTAGCAAAAAGGCCTCCTACGCCAAAAGATAAAGCTATTAATGCACCGCCTAATAATATTTTTCCTAAACCCCGACCGGCACCTTGTATTACCGGTACAAAATGTATATCTTCTTGTCCTATAGGGTGATGTATTTCAGTTTCGTCTATCGAATAATTACCAACTTTTACTTGATAATATTTAGGGTTCATATATTCTTCTATTCCGGCAAAATTATTAATTAAAAAGCTCACGGCTTGACTTAAAGTTTCTACTTTTACTTCGAACTGTTTATGACCAACAAAATTGGCTAACTCTCCGTAAAGTTTTATTTTACGCAACATAACGTAACCTCTTGCCGGTACATTTTAAAAGCCACTCCGAGTAAGGCTCTATACAACTTAGTCTATCGGTTAAATGATGTAAAACATCGCCGTCTAAAAAAATTGCCACATGATTTAAACCCGAAGTTAAAATAGACATAAATAAAAGGTCGCCATATTTAAGTTTTTCGTCGGGTCTTAATTCTCTAAAACCTGTTCTCCAAGCACACCTTTCAAACATAGGGTCTTTATTAAAATCTTCTAAAGTAGTAGGTCTTTCCCAATCTTTTAAATCTATATTTAGTTTTTCTTTATAAAAGTCCCTAACTAGCGTGTAGCAATCGTTAACCGCCCACGCCCACTCTCTACCTATTAGGGGAGCTTTATATCCGGTAGGTTCTAAACTACCCCAAGTTTCGGTTTTAGGATTTACTATATGCCATTTTAAACCACTTTGTTCGCAAGCAACTTTATCGCTTTGACTAGGAACGGGCGGTGTTACGGGGTGGCTATGAACTATGGCAATAATATCGCCTAAATTATCTCCTTTTACATAATCTTCGGGGTCTAAAATAAAACATTGATGAGCGGTTAGACTTAAATTACCGCAAGGAAAATATTTTTCTTTGCCCCTTATATTTAATAACAGGCCACAGGATTCTTTAGGATCTTGGTCTTTCGCATGAGCGAGAGCTTCTTCTTTCCAACTCATGCTATAAAAGTGCCTATCGAGGGAAAGTCGGCTCTCGTGCATTGTCTTTTCGGTGCACGAATACCGGCGAGATCAAAAACGGCGGCTAGTTCAAAAGTAACTACCTCTCTATTTTCACTAGCTTTTCTATCTATTTTGTAAATTTCGCGTGGAAACTCTGCGGTAGGGTCCGGCGTTCCTAAATTATTAGTATTATTAGGAAAATTTATTGCGTCGATATATCGGGCTAAAGTTCTTATTCTTGTAACGGTCGCTCCGGTCAAATCATTACCTACCGTAACGGTGTTAACGTTTAATAAAATAGCGGTTATAGTTCCTAAAGCATTTGATACCGTAAGAGTCGGGCGTGGTAGTTGTCCTCTTTGATACGCAAAACCTTCAGCTTTTATAGGAAGTTTTATATAACTATTACCGTCCCAAACTACATCGCCTTGATTATTTAAACTCGTACAATTATGAAACCTATAAGTTTGAGCGGAACCGTGTAAAGCTAAAGTAGTTTCTAAAGTAAAAAGTTCTATTATTGAAGAGGGATTTATTTTTTGTAAATCGCTAATAATAGGGCCTGTACTCATGGCTCAAAAACCTCCCGAAAAGTAGCGGTAATAGTAGCACGATCTTTTGTATAAATATTTTTAGACCATTTATCGCAAACAAATTTACTAGCAGAATCTTCCGGCGGGGTA